CGGCGTACAGCTGGAGCCCCATTCTATCCCTCCTCGAGATCCCGGAGGTACGGGAGGCCCCTCACGAGGCCACCCGTCCTAGACCAGGATCACCTCCTAGACAGCCACTCCGACGTGGCGCAGACCGCCCTCGAGAACCACGGCGCTCGTGAGCGCACCGGTCGAAGGAGACCCGGTGACCGTCATCACGACGCGGACGTAACGCTTGTTTCCGATGTAGCCGATCGCCTGGACGCCGTTCGCCGTGCAGGCGACGAGCGAGCCGATACGGTCAGCAGCGGCCACGGCGGCGAACCCGGAACCGGAAGCATCCGACTCCTCGAGGCTCGGCGTATGAACGCCGTCGGTCAGCGCGCCGCACTCGACGACGATCAGCGCGTCCTCGGAACCCTGGAGATCGATCGCCGTGCCGTTCGCCGAGGTGGCGCGCAGCGCGGGAGCCAGGCTCTGGTTTGCGACCAGGTTGTTCTTGAGATCCATGTTGCCCCCTCCTTAGACGGCGATCTTGAGCTTGCGGATCGCCTCAGGCAGGACGACCTGCGCACCGACCCGCTTGCGGGCGATGAACCGGACGTTACCGGAAGCGGCCTGGGTGAACGGGTCACGCTGGACTTCGATGGCGACGCGATCGACGATCGTGTAGCCGGCGCGGAAGTCACCGAACAGCACCGGGAAGGCGCCGCCGGCGATGGCGGGCATGTCAGGAGCTTCGGCCACGGGCTTGCCGAGCAGCAGGCCGGGCTGTTCCGCCGACAGCGCGGGCTGCCAGAGGTACGTTCCGGTCGCGGGATCGGTCAGCTTGCGGACTGCGCCGATCGTGGCGCGACGCATCATGAACACGGCATTCCGAGCATAGCCGTCCTTGATGGCGTAGAGAAGATCGATCAGGCCATCAGCCGTGATGAGCGACGCGTCGCCGCTGTTCGTCTCGCCGATCGAGGCGTTCGTGAGCAGGCCTTCGGGCTTGCCGACGCTGTTACCGGAGATGAACGCGGAACCCTCGAGAACGGCGAACCGCTCGGCGAACTCAGCGGCCAGCTCGGCCTCGACGTTGAACGCGGCGTCTTCGAGCATCTGGCGGGAGACGTCCACCAGGGCGTACATCTCGTGGACGGGGATCGTCTCGAGGCCGAAGGTGAGGCCGGTGGTCTCGCTGCGAGCGCCGGTCTCAGCAACCCACGCGGCATTGAACACGCCGGAGCGCTTCGGGATCTCGATCGCCTTCGCCGAGGTCTGGCGGACGCGAGCAACCTGGCGGACCGGGCTGAACTCCTGGATGCCCTTGATGATCTCGCGGACGTACTCCTCGGGGGCCAGGTAGCCGCCGAGCGTATCGTCAGCCAGGATCAGCGCCTTCTTCTCGACGGCGCCGGTGCGCAGAAAGCGAGCATAAGCGGCCTTCGCCTCGTTGGCTTCGGCAGCGGCGTTGTCGAGACCGCCCAGCGCGGGACGGTTCATCTTGGTCTCGAGCTGGTCCATGCGCTCGTTGATACGGTTGAGCTGGAGGTTGGTGTCGGCGGTTGCGGCGCCGAGCTTCTTGGCCTCGTCCAGGGCGCGATCGTTCACGGCCTTGAACTCGTGCCAGAGATTCTGAATCTCAGACATGTTCACTATCCTTTCAGTGCCGCACGAAGTAAGGCGGCGAGTTCGTCCATCCCATCCGGTTCGCCCTCCTCGGGCATCTCCGGACCTTCCGGTGCGGCTCCTTCGGGCGGAGTGGAGTATTCCGGCTCCTCCATCACGAGCGCCTCCATGAGAGCCTGAGCCCTCATCAGATTCTCCATACCCACCTCGATCATCGTCAGCGCCTGCGCCATCCGGATACGGTGAGTATCGTCGTCATTCTTCACGGCCGTCACGGTGGCCAGCTCGTTCGCCGGGAACGTCACGAGAGACACCTCCATGAGCTTCAGCTCCTTGAGCTGGCGGACCTTACCGGACCAGCCGTCCTTGATCGTCTGGAACCCGATCGACAGGCCCTTGATCGCGCCTTGCTTGAGCAACGCATACGCTTCCCGGCCACGGGCCGTCTCGAGGTTGATCTCACCGCGCACCACGCGCAGGCCCTTTGAATCCTCGACAAGCTCAATGACGCCGACTGGCTCGGCCTGGTCGTGCTGCCACAGGAGCGGGACGACGTTTCCACGCTCGCTCAGGGACTTCCGGAACGCACCAGGCATCACGGCGTCGCCGTGGCTGTCCACGTTGCCGAAGATCGAGGCGTATCCGGTGAAGACACCAGCCTCCTCGGCGGCCAGATCGGCCTCCGTGATCTTCGCGGTCTTCCGCTCGACCGCGCGCGCGGCCTTCATCTGCTCGTCGTTCACAGCCTTGTCGCCCTCCTCACGGTCGATCATCGTGGCCACCTTATTGCTCCATACCCGGCCTGGCTCGCCGCCCCAGAGGAGGAATGCGACGTATCCCGGGGTCGGTGGGTTGTCCCATCCGGGCCGCTTGTCCACGGCGTGACGAGCATGCCATGCGCGCATCTTGATTATCTTGTCACGGCTCGCCTTCTCCCCGCTGGCCATCCGTCGAGCCAACGCCACCGTCTCGGGCTGGAGACCTTCGCCGCTGTGACCGGCCTCGTGCAGCTCCAGGCCGCGTCTCAGCGCCTCGCGGACTCCCTGCGGTGGGGTCAGATACTTCTCGATCGGCACCGGGGTCCTCCTCTAGTGGTCCGCGCTGTACGGGTGCATGTTGTCCACCACATGCAGGGTCATCGTCCAATCGGGCCACTGAACGACGTAAGCCGCGGTCTCGAGGACGTATGTGCTGCCGGGGCGTTCGTGGCATTCTTCCTCCGCGGCCCTGCGGGCGGTAGGCTGGTCCGGGTGATGCTAGACCCGTGCGAACGTTGCCGGATCGGGCTTCCACATGGCAAGCGGGTGCAGGCTGTCCGCGGAGTGGTTTGCCAGCACGACGGGGTACTCCTCGGGATCACGCCTCCGGCCACCGGAAGACCGAGACGGGCGCGACGCCTGCGTGGACCGCATCGCTGAATACTTCGATCTCCCCACCGCCGTCTCCATCCCAGAACATGCTGCGCCGTGTCTTCGCGCCCGGGAAGCGGCCGCGCAGGTCCGCCTCCAGGATCTCAGCCGCTTCGATAGCCTGGCGCTCGCCCTGGACGTGCATCACGATCGGGTGGATGATCGCCCGGCGGATCGCCTCGCTGGGGTCCGGGCTCATCGGATGCTCACTCATGGTTCGCGATCCACCCGTGGACCTCGACCACGTCATCCCCATCGAGGACGACGCTGGCCTTGTCCTGATGCAGCACGGCGAGCCCCTGCCGGTCGGCGGAAGCGGACGCGCTGATCTTCGCGACTCGCGGCGATCCGTGCATGATCATCTCGACGTCTCTCACCCGTTCCCTCCGATCGGAACCTCGACGTACACTTCATCACACCGGCAGTTACAGACGTTCGCCGCGCCGCCGTTGATGTCCTTCGGGTGCATCATCTGTACACCAGAAACGTCCCACATCTCGTCCAGCGGGATGACCTTCCCGTTGAGCTTCGCATGGTCGGGACGGCTGCGGCTGTCGATCACCGACACCCACCGCTTCCGAAGCTCGATCCCCAGCTCCCGGATGTCGGCGTTCAGCGACTGCGCCTCCATGTGAGCGCCCTTCGCCGAGGCGATGCCGACCTCCGTGCGGGAGATGAGCATCGGGCGATACTGGTAATTTGTCTGGTAATCGCCCGGAAGAACGCCGGCGTCCGTGATCTCGTACATCTGGCGGATCATCGACGCGATCGTGGCGTAGTCCAGCGCCTCGTCGATGCCCTTGACGATGATCGCCTGGATCTCGGACTTAGTGGTGTTGTCGATCTCGGACACCTGCGACGCGACGGCCTGCATCACCCACGCGTCCCACAGCGGGCGGACGTTCTGAAACACGGCCTTCGTCTCGCGCAGCCCGGCGGCCTTGCGACGGTCGCGGTAGCTCTTCGAGATGATACCGGCGAAGTCACGCCCCACCTTGTCGTAGAGGCTCGTCAGGACGGGCGTGAGGTCGCCCAGCGAGCCGAAGCTAGGGTTTATGTTGCCGCCTTCGACCTGCCGGGCCACGTCGTCCAGGCCCTCGCGCAGCACGGAGCGGATCTTCTCCTCATACTTGCCGGCCCAGAACTCCCGACGCTTGTCCATGAGTTCGTTCACGCGCAGGTCGCGATCGTCCGCCTTCACCTCGAGGTTTGGCGATGCGGAAGCCTGGCCGGTCGGTGCGGGCGGTGCCACGGGAGCCGGTGCAGGAACCGCGCCGAGCTGGTCCAGCGGGAGCTGGTTCGCCTGCGCCAGGATGACATCACCCTCCGGCCGCTCGTCGTATCCAGCCATCACGCGCTGTTCGTTGACCGTGAGCCAGTCGGCGGACTGGATCTGCTTGAACAGCTTCTCCCGGTCCTCCTGGAGCGCCTCGATGCTGTCCGCGTCGTAGGCCAGCGTGAGCGCCTCGCCGAATTGCGGGACCAGCCAGTTGTTGAGGTCGTCGGCGATGCGGTCGAGGAGCGGGAGGATGGTCTCGGTGTAGAGCGCCTTCCGGGCCTCGCGGCGGTTCTGGTACGTTGCGGACACGAGCCCGATCAGCTCGCCCGGCACGCCGAACGCGGCGGCGATGCGCTGCGCCGTCCAGAGCTGCGCCTTGTCCATCACGAGGTCCTGCGGCGAGAAGCTCAACGGCTGCGCCTCGAGGCCACCGTCCAGGATCATCGGACGGCCCACGTTGTCCGTGCCCTGGTACAGTTGCTGGATCTGTTGCTTGAGCCGGTCGTACTGGCGATCGTCGAGTGCGTCCTGCGACCGGAGAACCATGCCGGGCATCGCCTGGTTCTGGAGGAGCCGGACTTCATACCGGGACAGCTCGTTGTCCTGGTCGATCGCACGGGCCGCGGCCTCGAGCGGGCTCATCCCGTACCAATCATCGGTCGGGTTGAATAGTTTGAGGTGCAGGCAGTGCAGCGGGTCGAGGTCCACCCGGTATGCGTTGACCTCATACCGGTAGCCCTTCACGCGGAGCGCCGGGTCCGGGAGCACGCGCATGCGGTCCGGGCGAAGAGCGTACAGCTCCCGAGGCGCGCCGCGGTCCGGGCCGACGGCTTCAATGTAGCCGTTGCCGGAAATGAGCAGGAACGAGACGAGCTGCTCCGCCCAGGCGGCATAACCCTGCTCCGGGTTCGGCCGGCGGAGCAGGCGGAGGAGCGGGTGGTCCTCGATCTCTCTCAGCGCGTCACGTCCGCCGGACCCGCGGTACAGGCGCCAGGGAATCCCGGCGATGCCGCGCGCGATCTCGGTGATGCACGCATAGACCCACGGGTTTTGCTGGTATCCCTCACGGGAGAATGTCTGGTAGTCCCGCGGAGCCCAGAGAGCCTCCGGCATGCCGCGCACGATGGCCTGGGTGGTGGTCGAAGCCTTGACCTCGACCCCGAGCGCACGGGCGAGCCAGTCACGAAGCGCCATGCGGTGAACTCCTCTCGGCGGCTTGGATGCGAGCGATCGCTATCTCCCTATACCCGGCGTCCATCTCGATGCCGATGAACCGGAATCCCTCGAGGACGGCACCGCGTCCCGTGGACCCGGAACCGGTGAACGGGTCCAGCACGAGACCGCCCGGAGGCGTCACGAGCCGGCACAGGTAGCGCATCAGGTCCGTGGGCTTCACGGTCGGGTGGTGGTTCGACCTGCCGGAACTTCTACCGGCTCCGGCCCGTGGGCTGTCGAGACCTGCGCTGCCTTCATTGCGTCCACCCGTCAGCTCTCCAGGTGACGCCACGCGGAACCCATCGAGCCCGTCCTCCCGGTCGCGCTTCGAGGCTTTCGCGCAGTAGAAGAACCGGGCGGCGGAACCTCCAGCGTCGTCGTGGCCCCGCACGGTGTCATCCCCGCCGAAGCTCGTCACAACGCCGTCACGCTTTCCGCGCTGTGCTGCCTTCGCCGGCGCC